TAAAAAGAGATGAAATTTTAAGTATGCACCAAGTGATGGACATTCTTGCCGAGAAAGGCATTGTAAACAACACTTTAAAAGGGAGAGATCGGGCAAAAAGGGGGAGAGATTGGATAAAGATTAGAAATGGGACTTTTTTGTTTGAAATGGGTGTTCCTGATGGAATGAGGCTCCATTTACAAAAAACTTTATTTATCTTAAGGAAAGATTTTGAAGCTTTACTTAAACTCTGGCACGACATCATTAATGGAGTTCCGCAGATATCTTATATGGGAAATAAGAAACATGAGTTAAGCGAAGAGAGATTAAATGAATTACATAAAGAGGGTTGGGTTAGATTTACAGATAATGGAGAACCTAGATTTGGAAACCATTTAATTGAAAAGAGAAGATGTTGTGTAAGGTGTGGTTTAATTAAAAACTGGGATGATTTCAGAAACAATAAGCAAGGTAATTCATGGGAGTGTTTAGATTGTGAAAGGGCAAAAGCTAAAAAATATTATGTAGAAAACAAGGAGTATTGCCTTGCTAGAGCTAAAAGCCCCGAAGCAAAAAAAAGAAAAAGAGAACTAGAAAAAAATCCTAAATACATCTATGCCAGAAGAATACGAAATAGATTAAAGCAGTACATACAAACTGCTTTTGGGGGAAAAAGCCCATCGTTATGGAACAAAAGGACGCAAGTTACCAGCAAGCAACTTGTAGAGCTTCTTGAAGATTTGTCAGAAGATTGGATGAATGAAAAGAATTATGGCGCTGGTTCAAATCTAGACCATGAAGGCGCGTGGCATATAGATCACCTTATTCCTCTTTGTTTGTGGGAGAAGAATAAACATATTAATCCTTTTTATATTAAAGGGGCCGAAGGTGATGAACAGATTGGGCCTAATCACTGGAGTAATTTAAGACCTCTCTGCGCTAAAGAGAATATGAGCAGGGGTAGTCGCGATCTTGATTTAAATGAAGTAAAGCTACATTACCAGAAACTTGAGGGTCTCTATCCTGAAAGATTTAAAACTCATGACTCTTGACATCATAACAAAGTATGTGCCTTTGTTGGCGGGATTGATGTATGGGGTTGTGGCTGTGGCGTATTTCATGAAGAAAGATTATGGTTGGGGTGTGATCTGGATATCATATGCTACGGCAAATTTTGGCCTTATGGTAGTTGGTAATCAATAAAAGAGTGTAAATTAAACAAATGAGTTTATCATATAGTGAGTTTCCTGTTTATATTGGACAAGTTGGAGTAGGGAAGACTTTGATTAATGAAGTAACGGGTTATATACCCGCCACTCAAGCCAGTGTAAATTACAATACAAATCATAGCCCCAAACGTAAACAAGGAAAAACAATAGCCTCTGATGATCAGTTTGGATTTAATAACGCTCTTACTGCTGATATATCAGTTGATTGTATTCTACATACAGGGATGCTGTCTGGATTGAAATTTTTAGAAGATGCAAACCAAGATAATTTTGTATCGATTCAATTAGGAAGTGGTCTTTATGGCAAATGTTACGCTACAGATGTTTCTGTAGATGTCGTTCCATTCGCCCCTGTGACACTGAAGGCTAATTTTGTTTCTTTAGATCCTGCGACTGATCAACAAATCAGTGGAGATCCAAACGTTTATCAAGGAATAGGTATAACGACACATAGTGATGCTGTGGCTTACGGTCACACTTGCAGTTTTAGATCTGCTCCTACAAATGTTTTAAATAACACTCAAAGCCAAATAAGTTTTAAAAGAAGCTATAACCGAACTCCAGTTTATGGTATTGGTTCTGTAAATGCTTCAGAAATGCTTTTGGATGGTGTTGAAGAAGAAGTGAGCATTGATTCTACTGGATTACAAAATCTAATAAACTTTAGTGGAGATCGTTTGACAACTCCTTTGATAGTTAATCTTTGTGGTATAGGTGGCACTGTTGTGATGAAAGAGATTAAGGATCTAATTTCTTTTACAAATGGGTCTAGATTACTAGCGGAGTCCTTTTCTACGCAAGGAGGAGAAACTTTAACGACAAGCGCTACAATTAAACAGATTAAATTATAATTTCAGTGTAATAGTATATTACATATGGCACTTAAAAAATTGTCTAATTTTCGTCTAGAGCCTCATACATTCTTCTCTATTAAATTTAAAGAGAGGAAATTTAAGTTTACCCCGAATCAACGCAAATTTCTAGCGACTCTACTAGATCCTGAAGTAAAAATCATGTTTGTGTCTGGGCCAGCGGGTTCTAGTAAAACATACATGTCTTTATATGGTTGTTTACGTTTAATGGCTGAAGATAACGAGAAAGACCTTCTTTACATCAGAAGCATTGTAGAAAGCGCAGACAAAGGATTAGGGAGTCTTCCTGGAGATATGTCTGAAAAGTTTAACCCTTTCACTCTACCTCTATATGATAAATTGGAAGAAATAATACATGAGGGAGATACAGCGTTCTTGAAACAGAAAGAAAGAGTATCTGCTATACCTATAAACTTTTTGAGGGGCGCTAACTGGAACAACAAGTTAATTGTGGCCGATGAAGCTCAAAACTTTACGTTCAAAGAATTAACTACATTAATCACTCGTATAGGAGAAGATACGAAGGTAGTTGTCTGTGGAGACTTTATGCAAAGCGATATCAATGTAAAAACAGGTTTTAAAGATATGTTTGACATATTTTCCGATGATGAATCGAAAGACAACGGGATAAGTTGTTTTTCATTCACTAAGAATGATATTGTTAGAAGCAAAATATTAAAATTTATCATTTCTAAGTTAGAAAAAGGTAAGAAAGTGTAATATTATATATTAAAGCAAGAAAAAAGTGTTACGCGCAAGCGGCGAACTGCTACAAACATAAAAGACACAAGCCTTGTTTTTTCTTTTTTTGAAAAATTTAATTTTAATTATATAAATATATAGTATGGCTCATCTATTTTGTCACAGTTGCGGTGCGAAACTTTCTTATGCTAATGCAAAGCCTAATTTTTGTGGAAAGTGTGGTATACAACTTAACTCTTTAGCTTCCACAACTTCAACCAACACTTCAGCAGGTATGCCTGTGCTGGAAAAATCTGTAGTTATTTCTCAAGACGAGACAGATGCAGAGAGCGTTCCTACAATTTCCGATTTTGAAGTAGAAGTCCAAGCGTCTGACAAAAGTCCTATGACTTTTGGTTCATTAGTAGGCGAGTCAACTAAATCCGATCAGGGTCGGGCTAAGAGGGCTAGATCTATTAATGAATTTATTGATGAAAAGAAAAAAGAAGGGTGAGTATACTTATGAAGACTTTTCTGAAGTAATTGATGCAGCGATTAAAAAACAGCAATATAAGTGGAGACTTAACGCTGTAAAATGGTTTGACTTCGACGATGTTCAGCAAATCATTAAATTGCACATTTCTAAGAAGTGGCACATGTGGGATCAAGAAAGACCTCTTGAACCTTGGATTGGTAGAATAATATCCAATCAAATAAGAAACCTAGTGAGAAATCACTACGGCAATTATGTTAATCCTTGCCCCCAGCAGCATGAGCCAGATCACGACCCTTCTACCTGTCCTATATGTCAAAAATGGGAAAAAACTAAAAAATCAGCTTTAGAAGTAAAACTTCCTTTATCTACTGAAGATTTTGTAAAAGAAGTAAAAAGTAAAGAATACATAGACTTTGATTTTTCTGTATCCCTAGAAAGATTAAACGGGCAAATGAAGATTCGTTTAAGTAATATTCATTATACTGCGTATAGAATGTTGTATTTTGATAAAAGCAGCGAAGAAGACGTAGCTAAATTTATGGGTTACAAAATTTCTGCTCAAAAACGGAAACTTGGATATAGACAAGTCAAAAATTTAAAAAAGAAGTTCCTACAGGTAGCTATAGAAATACTTAAGGACCAAGATATTATAGGAGATGGATCTAACTAAAGAACAGAAAGATTTTTTAAGGGAGAATGCATCAAAGATCCCAGATCTCATTGATCTGACGAAGCAATGCTTCGAAGACGATTCTTTAGACGGAAGGTCTAAAGAAGGTAGGGCAGTAAGGAAATTTCTAGTAGAAAATTCTATAGATTTCAAAACTACAGCGAGAGCGCCTGTGGAGGCTATAGAATTCACAAAAGAGCAAAAAGACTTCATAATTCAGCAAGCTGAAGAAGGATTGTCTTCTTTAGAGATAGCTCGAATAGTTTTCCCGTCTAGATCTGTCAGACCGTTGAGTAATGAGCAAAGAGCTGTCTTGTCGCAAATTAGAGAGGTAAATCCTGACATTTTGCCTTCTCAAGATTCAGGCGCTCTTAATTCATACATTGCACCGAAGTCTCCGTCTCGAATCATTAAAAAAATCAATGATGCCACAGGTTTAGGGTTAGATGAATCGAAACTTAACAGACAAAAGCAAATTTGCGTAGAAAAACTCGGAGTCAACTTTTCTAACTCAAGATTTCTTAAAATTATTAACAATTATTTAAATCAAGAGGATCGAGTGTTGTTTGAACATGAATTTACTCGATTGACTTGGGATAAACCAGATTTAACGGCAGATGAAATAAATTTGTATCTGAACGTCTGCAAAGAGGTCATAAACTTAGAAGTTATCAGTGCTCATTTGAACAAGTTAAATAGTATGTTCGATGATGCTGACGAGCAGCAAGAAATGTCTATCAGGTTGGCTGAAATCATCAAAGCTAAGAGTTCGGAGTATCATCAATGCGAAACGCGCATTGAGAACCTGACCAAAAAGCTTCAAGGTGACAGAAGCGAAAGAATGAAGAAGATGAACAAAGAAAATGCTTCATTTCTGTCTATAGTGCAACTTTTTCAAGAAGAAGAAGAAAGAGAGACAATGGTAAGAATTGCAGAGATGCAAAAGGAGGCAGTGAAGCAGGAAGCGGAAAGATTAGAGGGAATGGCAGAATGGAAAGCAAGAGTTTTAGGAATTGGACAGCAAGATGTCATATAAATGCAAAATATGTGGGGATTCATTTGATTCCTTAAAGGGACTGCATTCTCACATGAGAAAGCACGGTAAACTGCTGGGAGACTACTATGTAGAGAATTATGCGAGAAAAGATAAGTTAACTGGAGAGTTAATACCTTTTAAAAATTACAAACAGTATTTCGCTACAGATTTCATAAATAAAAGAAATATGAAAAAATGGTGTCTCCAAGCACCGAAGGAGGAAGTCAAAGATTTTATCGTCGCATCCTTAAACAAAAAACTCCTCTCAAAAGCAGTTTCGTCTGGACCTCCGTCCACTTATCTACTCACTAGCAATCTGCCAGACATAGATCTGTGCAAACAGATCTTCGGCAGCTACAAAGAAACATGTAAGCAGTTAGACATGAAGCCCATGCTTTCTGAACCTCTGCCAAAGCAATTTCACAAAGATTATTCAGATACACCCATACTGATAGATACCAGAGAACAGAAGCCCCTGCATTTCACCAATTCTAAGTTGTTGAAGCTTGATGTCGGGGATTATGCAGTGGGGGGCGATTTATATGACTATACATTCGTGGATAGGAAGTCTTACCAGGATTTTTGTTCTACTGTAACAAATGGATACAATCGGTTCTTAAAAGAATTAGATAGATGCAGATCTACAGGTTGTTACTTGTATGTTGTGATAGAAACAGCTTTTGACCAAATGTGGGCTGTAAACAAGCAGGTATACAAAAAATTTAAATTAGATTATGTTTATCATAGGATGCGTGAAATACAGGCAGAGTATACCGACTGCTG